TTCTAACCTTTACTATTCACAAAAGAGTGGAGAAGCCAATGCTAATTCGTATTTTGACAAATATCAAGACCATTCAAAAATGGTAGCCGGTTTTACAATGTCATCTAGAACACGACCTATGGTTATAGGAAAGTTCCAAGAATATATAGCAGATAAAGGTGTAACTATTCATTCAAAGAGGTTAGTTGAAGAAATGAAGGTGTTTATTTGGAAAAATGGTAGAGCAGAAGCACAAACGGGTTATAACGATGATTTAGTTATAGCATTTGGTACAGCAATGTACATTAGAGACACAGCCCTTAAATTTAGACAAAGGGGAATAGATATTACAAAACAGTCAATAAACAATATGTCTGTTACTAGAACACCATATCAGGGGAGTTATGGTATTAATCAAAAAGTAAAGAATCCATACGAGATCGACACCCCAGATGGAAAAGAAAATATTAATTGGTTATTATGACCATATTTATAACAATAATTACATACTAGATGGCAGATACAAGTATATTTACAAGATTAAGGAGATTATTTTCTACAGATGTAGTAATAAGAAACGTTGGTGGTGACCAAGTCAAAACTATAGATTCGGGTCATATCCAATCTAGCGGTGAGTACGAAACTAATGCATTAGTAGATAGATTTAATAAAGTCTATTCTTCAGCCCCTACCTCGTTATATGGGGCACAATTTAACTTAAATTACCAATATTTAAGAACACAATTATATTCAGAATATGATGTAATGGACCAAGATGCTATTATTGCTTCTTCCTTAGATATTATAGCAGATGAATCAACTCTTAAGAATGATATGGGGGAAGTACTCCAAATTAGAAGTTCTAATGAGGATGTACAAAAAATACTTTATAATTTATTTTATGACGTATTAAATGTAGAATTTAACTTATGGATGTGGGTTAGACAAATGTGTAAGTATGGTGATTTTTTCCTAAAATTAGAAATAGCAGAAAAATTTGGTGTTTATAATGTAATCCCATATACTGCATACCATATTGAAAGAATTGAGGGATATAATCCTGAAAACCCTGCTGAAGTAAAGTTTAAATGGAATCCTGAAGGTTTTTCTGGTGGTTCTTCTAGTGGTTATTATAATGTAGCGGGAGCTAATGGAGCAAATGATGATAGGGGTGGAATTACATATGACAATTATGAAATGGCTCACTTTAGAATGGTAGGTGATGTTAATTATTTGCCTTATGGTAGGTCATATATTGAACCTGCTAGAAAACTATTTAAACAGTATACGTTAATGGAAGATGCGATGTTAATTCATAGAATTGCTCGTGCTCCTGAAAAAAGAGTATTTTATGTAAATGTTGGTGCAATTCCACCTAATGAAGTAGAAGCATTTATGCAGCAAACTATTTCAAACATGAAACGTACCCCAATGATGGATGAAAAAACAGGTGATTATAACCTAAAGTATAATATGCAAAATATGCTTGAAGATTTTTACATCCCAGTTCGTGGAAATGATAGTGCAACAAAAATTGATACTACACCCGGGCTACAATATGATGGTATTGCCGATGTTGAATATTTAAGAGAAAAATTATTTGCTGCTTTAAAGGTACCTAAGGCATTTATGGGGTATGATGAAAATACTGAGGGTAAAGCAACATTAGCGGCCCAAGATATTAGATTTGCACGTACCATTGATAGAATACAAAGAATATTATTATCTGAATTACAAAAAATAGCATTAGTTCATTTATATACCCAAGGATATAGAGATGAATCTTTAACTAATTTTGAATTATCAATGACAACTCCTTCCATCATTTATGATCAGGAAAGAATTGAATTGTTAAAGTCTAAGTCTGAATTAGCAGGTACATTGTTAGAACAAGGTTTAGTACCATCTGATTGGATTTACCACAATGTTTATCACTTTAGTGAAGACCAATATGATGAATACAGAGATATGGTTCGAGAAGATTCAAAACGTAAATTCAGAAATGCTCAAATTGAGGCAGAGGGTAATGACCCTATATCATCTGGTAAATCATATGGTACACCTCACGATTTAGCATCTTTATATGGTAAAGGCAGAACTATGTCTGACCCAGGTAATGTGCCAGATGGTTATGGTGATGACTTAAAATTAGGAAGACCAAAAGATGGTATTACTAACAGGGGTAAACAAGAAAATAATTTTGGTAAAGACCCATTAGGAGTTAAACGTATGAAGGATACGGATAAAAACGATGGAAAAAACAGACCAAGGCTTTCTGAATTTGAAGACCCTAAGATTACATTTTTAAAGAATAAAGATATCTTTAATAAAATTAATGAAAAAGAGTTAATTTTTGAACAAGATAAAGATACTTCTTCTTTACTTGATGAATCTCAACTAAAATCCTAATATTTATAAATAAATATATTTTTGATGAAAATTAAACACTCAAAGTATAAAAACACCGGTATACTATTTGAACTGCTAGTCAGACAAATTACTGCGGACACTCTTTCAGGAAATGAATCTGCTGCTATCGACATTTTAAGAAAATATTTTGTTAAAACAGAATTAGGCCGTGAATATAAATTATATGAGTCCATTAGCAAATCTTCAGTATTAAGTGAAGCAAAAGCGGGTTTATATATATCTACTACTTTAGATAGTTCAAAGCATTTTAATAGGGGCATACTTAAGAAACAAAAGTATAACTTAATTAACGAAATTAAAGAACAATATGACCTAAATGATTTTTTTGGTGCTAAAATCAAAAATTATAAGGAAATAGCGGCTTTATATACTTTAATAGAAGGAACCAATACTAAGGGTTTAGTAGATAATAAACAGTTAATTGATAATAAAATTACACTCTTAGAATTCTTAACTAGATCTAAAATTAACCAATCTAAGAAAGATCAACTACTTGAAGAATATTCAGGATATGATAAAGATATAAGAACATTAACTTATAAAATCTTACTGGAAAAATTTAATGATAAGTATAGTATACTAAGCGATGAACAGAAACAAGTACTTAAAGAATTTATATATTCAGTAGATTCTACACCAGGTTTAAGAAAATTTTATAATGATAAAATTAAAGAACTAAAGGAGATTTTAAACGTTGAATCTACGAATGTTAAAGATAAAGCAACACAGGTTAAAATTACTGAAGTAGCTAAATTTTTAGTAGAATTAAATAAAAGTGATAAAGTAGGTAATGATAATTTAGTTGATTTACTACAATATTACGAACTAGTTAAAGAAATCAAAAATACTAATGGGGTACAAATATAAAGTTAAGGAAATAGAGATAGGAGATACAAAAGTTACTAGAGGTGTTAAATCTGTAGTTACAGATAAAGACCCTAATACTGGTGCTATATCTTGGTCTATAGATTATGTTCCAAATTTATCTAAATTAGTTGAAGATGTTGATGAATTAACAAAAACAGCAAAAGGTGTATATCAAAAAGCAAAAGATGATAAAAAGTTTTTAGATATATATGAACAAGCTAGATCTTTAAGGAATACCATTAGAACTCACATTAGAAACAACTACCCAGAGGAATATAAAAAAGCAATGAATGAAGAAGATGTTGATGAAATGTCTACATCAGGGGGTGCTGGCGCTTATAACACACCATATGCATTTAGAAAAAAAGGTTCTAAACCTAATATTAAGGCATATAAAGAATTAGGATATAAAGAAGTAGAAGAATCTGCTGAACAACCTGGTGAAGATTTAGGCCCAGGTCCTAAAGCAACCGAAGATGGGGTAGCAGATAATGCATACGTAAAACAATTTAAATATAAATTAGTCCCTAAAAATAATGGTACATATGTACAAAAAGGTTCGGGTCTTGAAGTAAAGAAATTATTTTAATATGTATAATTATAAGGTAGTTAAGGAAGAAGAAAGTAAGGCAGAAAAGTTCCAACAGGAACGTATTAATGCCTTTTCTGAAATTGAAAATGAACTACAGTCTTTAATTAAACCACTAAGACAAGCAAAAATTGAAACGATAAAAGTATATAGACAACAACCAGATACTTTTGCAGTAATAAAACCAACAGACATAATTAAAGATTACATCAAGGACATTAAAACACTATTAGAAAAATAATATGAAAACACTACAAGAACAATACAAC